TTGTCTATCAGTAATATCTTTACTTAAACATGACTGTGAACAATATGTCTTATAATAAGGAATAAGTTTATTACATCTTTTACATCTATTTGCTAAATAAGAAAAATATTTACCGGGAACAATTTCTTTAGCTTTAATCCATCTAACTTTATTGTTTTCTTTGTTTGTCATTAAAATGGAATGCTCACTCGTTATTGTAATTTTTTTACCTGTTTCTAATGTAATAGTTACTACTTCAGGACGTTGTTTAATTTTTCTCGGAAGAGCATATACTTTCCTAAATCTCTTTTCATGTGTTAAAACATAATCACCTACTTTAATATTTCTTATAGGAACCCATCCTTTTGAAGTATAAATAGGAACTTGTCCATCAATAAAACATTGAGGATGAACAGGAATTAGTCCCTCGGCCACGTCCAACTCAAATATTCTACCCTCTAAACTTGCACATTCAGGACATACCCGATCATCACCGGCTGTAATAACTTCTGCTTTTACTTTCACGTTTGATATTCCCTGATTACGGTAACTCTGAATAGTAGCCAAATGGTGAGCTCGAATAATTTCTGTACGAACCAATATTTCTGCCCTTCTACGGGCGGGAATGAATCTCCCTAATGTGTCCGTCAATCCAAGCTCACCAATGCCTTTTCCATTTATTGCAGCCACCAATTTTCTTGCTATCCTGATAGTACTTTCACCAGACATCATACCCTCTACAAGTAATTTAGATATGATTTGAGCCATTTGATCGGTAATCCCTTTTAACTCATTAAAAGTACGAATGTATAAAAGTCCCACCCTCTCAATGTGCATAGGAGCAGCAAATAACGTTTCTATTGCATTCTCCGTTGCAGCAATTCCTAATCCAATTTTTAATAATTCCGAATTGGCGCGCATTACACCTCTCTCATATGCTGCACGAATATATTTATTACTCCAAATTGGGTATATTGATTCTCCTACCTGCTCAACTTCATCAATGGTTAAAATACCTTTACGCACCTGTTCATCCAACCAGGCCAAAAATTCCTTTATTTTTTGTTCATTAGTACCAAAAGCAAACCTTCGCCTACCAGGGGTACGCATTTGATATGACCCTAAATTATCTTTAAAAATTGATGTTTCAGGTTTCAAACCAAAACAATCTTCATCATCCACGGCAATGCGTACAACACGTGCTAACTCATCAAATCTACGATTACTATCACGTACCATACTATTACGTAATGTAGTCGTATGTGTCGGATCGTACTGATTGATCTGAATTGGAGTTAAACGCTTATTTGTACAAATTTCACACATAGTTATAATGCTGTTCGTCCATACCTTAATTCCCCATCACCACGTACCTTTTTATCTTTTTTCTCTTCTTCACCACGAAGTGTTACTTTTTCTTCCTCTGTTACCGGAGCTTCAACTTTAACAGTATTGTTATTTTCTTCCATTGTACGATCAATTTGTGTGTGATCCATATTCAGGAAGAATTCACAGAATAAGTTAAATGGCATCAATTCCTGTGCAACCGGATTCATTGAATACTCTTTCAATGCAGTAGCACGAACCTTACCCATATTCACTTTATCCATATCCGACAAACTGAAAAGTTTATCCCAAATTACCGTATATTTTTTATCTTTCGGTGTGGGTAACACACCAATTTCAATACATCTGTCAATAAACGGACGTAAAATCATAGGTTCATTTTGTTCCTCTCTGCGTGAAGCAACATAGCTTACCCACTCTTGTTTATCCTGTGCTGAACTTAATTCACCACGTTCACTACCGGTTAAAATACGTTTAGGTATTCCGGTAACGGCTGAAATCATTTGCATTTGAACCTCCACATGGGCTGATGGATCAGCTATTTGCTGTTCGAGAGCTTTATAATCAATGCCCTCATTAATTAATATCCTACGCATGTTATGTTCAAATTCATCAATTTGATCCTGCAAATCTTCCATGCCTTTTGTTGTAATCTGAAAATCAGGATCGAGTTTGCCAGTATAACCAGGTCGAGCACCACGCCAAAACATTTCGGCATCACCACCAACAATCTTTTCCAGGTCCATTAAACGATTATAAACTGCCTGTAATCGAGGTGTACCGAATACTTCATTTTCCAACACATCCTCAACCAAATGAATAATGCGTGTGTAGTGAACAGTAATATCCATTTGTTTTACACCATTTAACGTATCCGGTATTGATGTTTTCACTTTATATAAAACCGGCAATCCATATCTTTCACTGGTAACATTTTCATCAAATTTATCAATCGTTGCTGTTGCTTGTCCCAAAGGTTTTGCATAAATTAGTTTCAATCCTGTTGATTTTCTTACAGGTTGTGCAAAATCGGCATTACTTTTAACATCATTCAATCCTAATAGAATAACGGAGTACTCACCAATCCCGGTTAATTTATCAGCACGAATAAAAACTGATTTTAACTTTAATTTATCCGATAACGAAATCCACTCTTTCTCAAATGGTGTTTCATCTGGTGATATACTTTCAATTACAGATAGATCACCTTTCCACGATGCTTTCACAGGTCGGTCAATGATGGCTTTTGCCATATCCTGACGTAAATATTTACCGTAATACTGGTTGTACCCCAAACTTGATTGCTGTGGGTAGCCTAACGCCTGGTAAACATCACGACCGCCCTGGTACTGAAATCCCATTTGTGAAGCCATTGCAAGCCGGTTAGTAAGTTCACTAAAAACCTGCAATAATTGTCCACTTTTAGCAGAACTGTTATTTGTTTGTATAGTACGTTTCTTTTCCATTATTCAGCTTCCTCCTTTACAATTTCAGCCTCAATATTAAGTTATACGCCTCACATCTTTTTTACGTACCAAATAGTTAAATGCCCCACTCGAAGCATCCACCTGATCCTTATACGTGCTATTTGGGAACATGGATAATTCTTCTTTGTACTCCCTGTTCCATTCAGCTACACGCAATATTACATTACCGTTATTAACCTGTACACTGTACGGGTCAGCCCTTTTCGCTTTATCCCCTGTCGGGTGATCCACCTCAACATGAAATCCTGCCAAATTACGAACGGTACTCTCAGCACTCTCTTTACCACCACTACCACCTTCCTGCTCAATTACAACGAAAACATTATCACCATCAGCTTCTGCCGTTTGCCGTATAATGCGTTCCCGCCTCTCCGTACTCCACCTACCACGTTTAATATCGTCAATAAGAAATAAACCGCTTTTCATCCGGCTCATCTTCACACCACACGTGAAAGCACCTTTACCACCTTCTACACCGGCTTTATCCCAATAACGAACTGTTTTCACATAATCCTTTTTGGCATAAAGTTCACCGGTCATTTGCAGGTGATCAATTTTAAACATACCCCCACCAGCAGGTGTTGGAGATTGTCCAATCTGTCCGGCATAACCGTACTGACCCAAATCCATCTCCAAATCACGAAGTACCTCCCAATTCATACGATTAATGTCAAAAAGATCATTAACGTAGTATTTTGCCAATTCCGGTGGACTTAACCGGTTTTTATAATGACGTATTTCACCTGGCAGACAAATGTGTTTCACATTTACTTTTTTCTTTTCCAGAATATGTCCTGTCGGATCATCCTGATGAAGTCTTTGCATAATACCAATAATGGTACTAACTTCTTTATTCGTTTTACGGGTGGGTAGTGTCTGGTCAATCCATCGGTTAGCTATTTCAATCTGATTATCACTAAATGATTGTTGTGGGTTAATCGGGTCATCCCAAATAGCAATATCAGCGTGATAACCGGTAAGTGTACCACCTACCGAAGTGCTAAAACGGTTACCTCCTACCAATTCACGATTATATGAATCATTAACCGCACTTTTAATTGTTTTCACAATTTTAAAGTTACCTTTGGTATCTTTGTCGGCTTTAATGTCAATGTCAGGGTAAATCTCTTTAAATCGGGCACTTTTCACTAAATCACGGCTATATTCTGCACTCTCCAATGACAACGCACTCGAATAACTGGCCGTAATAAACCGCATCCAATACCACTTCGTCCAACACCACACGGGAAATACAATACTACATAGAATCGTATTATGAACAACTATTCCATCAACAACAAAACTATGTCCTTCCCTTACCGACAAACAGCGACAAGGTAAACTACGTACTCTTTTAACTACTTTTACTTCATCCGATAAATATTCTTGTGAAAATAATCTTTTTTGAGGTTTAAAGTTTTGTATAGTTCTTAACTTATACCCTTTTATTGGAATTTTTTCAAAAAACATTGAAACTGCTTGCTGGTCACACGTTACAACTTCATAAGATACATAATCTTTTATATTTCTGTTAAATGTAAACCCACTTTGATTAATTCTCTTTCTTATATTCATTTGAACTCCTAAACGAAGTAATAGTCTTTGAATACCTTTAGCTAATTCAAATGAAATAGTAGTAAATGATATTTTAATATTCTTTTTTGGAGATTTGTGGCTATAATAGGCAGTACCATCACATTGAAAGTATGTTGCAATAAACATTGCAATTTGTTCATCTGTTCCATTCCAAACAAAATCAGGAACTTTTTTTGTTTTGCTTGTTAATCCCCTTATTCCTATTTCTTTTGTCCATTGACGTGGCCCTTCAACTATACGAAAGCCCCTGCCCATTCCTTTATATTTCCCTTTATTATTTACTTTTTCATTCTTTGCTGCTTTCAAATTAACAACTGTAACTCCATTTCGATCAACAAATTTATAATAGTCAAATCCCATTTCTTTTACACAAGAAATAAAATCATCAATATACTCCATATTAACACCACAAACACTACAATTATTACTGGACACAGAACCATCACCAATTAAGTATCCTGCAATACGAAATTCAACATCTTTTCGTGTATTAATACTTTTTATTCTTGGGTTGTGTTTTAATGCTAATACGTCCCCAATTTGAATATCTCCTGCATTTACCCATCCTTTGGTAGTTAATACGGGGTGATCTAATGCCATATACACACTTCTTCCACCATAAGTTTCTATATTTACCATAGATTGTTTTCCCTGTATATGAACTTGATCGACAATGGTAGAATTCCCATACATATTAATTATCTCATCCCCTTGTACAATTTCTTTCAATTTTTTATATGTACCATTCGCCATTAATACTTCTTCTTCCTCCCAGACCGGTTTCGTTGAGCCTGGGGGTACATTTATTATTAAATCATATTCCTTTTTTTCACGGTTGCCAACACGATACGCTATTTTCTCCAACTCTTTCGCCAAATACCGTATGTGCCAGTTTTCAACAAACGGCTGGCCACTGATTTCAGGCCATGCCCATTGTAAGAAATTAAACAGACTTCGATTGTTAAGTTCACGGGTAATGAGCCGGGGGTTACTAATCGCTTTGCGAATTATCGGGTCCTGTATGTCGTCTATGGCTAACGTCCGGCCCGGCTCGATGGTATTTGTATGTCGTGTCATACTTCTTCAAATTCGGTATCAACTGGTGTGTCCTGTGTTAAACTCAATTTGTTCAATACTTCAAGTTCCTCGGTTGTGAAAGCACTTAAATCAACTTCATGGTGCATGGTAATCTGACCTTTTACTTCAAGTTTATTTCCCCATACTTCCGGTTGACGTGCCCGTAACCACTTCACTGCTGCTGCGGTGTCCGGTGGGTAATGTTTCACCGTGTCCACAATTAACGGTTCAGTACACTCACTGACTACTTTCCCTTTTTCATCATATTTCCGTACACGGTTTGTAAGTATTACCTGGTGCGGGTGACTGTATCCCAACGCACGTTTATATAAACTGTACGCCACTTCACCATCAGCCACCGCCCGCCCTTTTTGAATGGCCTCTGCAAATTTTGGGTGTGTTCGTTGCCAAAGTAGTACCGTGTCGTAATTAACCTCAAATACCTGTGCAATCTGTACCAACGTGAAACCCATCAGCGTCATGAAATACGCCTGACGTGCATAGTGTTTATAATACTTTTTAGGCAACCCTGATTGGTCGATACCCGGTAATCCGCTTACTTCCGGTAATTGCCCTTTTTTTGTCCGTGATCGTTTCATACAACTTTGGTATTTAATCAATACCAAATATATAGTTTTAATTTGACATTTCAAACACTCATCTAACTGCTTCATTCACACTTCCATACCATTTCATACAATTCTATTGTATCTACACCGTAATTAAAATTTACCATTTTATTTACCAACCATCAATTTCTGTCCAAGACTGGGAAATATTTTCCAGAAATTTTTTCAAACTTTACTTTTTATACAAATATCTCATTTTTTATGTGAAACTATTTACAATTTGTAACACTGACTATGTGGGCACACTAACATATTGATATTTTAATTGTGAAATCAATAATAAAATGTAAAATAATATATAATGAAATCACTATAAATAATCAACTAAATAGTGAAATCATTCAATATCTATACAATGTGGGTAATATTATATACGGAATCGTTTATAGTGAAGTGTCAGGGGTATAATGAAACCAATGAGTATTTAGTGTGAAGTACTATTACTGTGAAACCAATTAAATTTTTGTCATAAGGTGTGAAATTTTTGGCGAATTTCAGAAGGGGTTCCGCCATATACCCCCCTCCTTTCACCCGTCAAATGGTGGAAGACTGGTGCCGGGATCCACACAAATAAATACCTTTGTATCTTTTACTCTGCATACCTTTGTATCTTTTACTCTGCATACCTTTGTATCTTGACATATTATATACCTGGTATCGGCTCAGGTGTGCATGACCTGGATAATGTATGACGTATGACC